TTGAATGGAGTACTTTTCTTTACACCCCACTTATATCCATGTCTATGTGCAAGGATTCTAGATACCACCAGGTTCCAGATCTGGTTTCCCAGTCCAGAACCCCTATAAATTTCAGTTACAATCATTTGATCAAATAAGAATACTTCTCTTGGTTGTCAATTAGATACTGTGGGAACCTATCAGTATCAAAGTGAGTAATACAGTATGATGCATTGTCCTGACCCAATGGTGACCGACCGTCTTTCAATCTCTGTTCGAGTTCACCAATCAGTTTTTCATTGTTCAGTTCAGTGTGTGCAGAAGACTTGATTTTCTTCATCACTCTCTCGTACATAGTACACTCTTCATCACTACCAACTGTACTCCAGTGCCAACCACCAGGATAGATTCTTAGATTCTTCTCTTGAGGAAGTTCACGTCTAATGTTAGTCAAAGAATACTTACTTAGTGTGGCAAAGTCACACATCTTAGTACCAATCCAACGTGGACCTTCTTCTTCATAAGAGAAGTCTTGTGTCTGAGAGGTAATAGTACCTGTAGTTTCGAACCAATTCAATGCAGCTTGGTAGTTATCCTGTGCAAAGTTATACACCGTACCAGGTTCATAGAAGTCTTTAATCTGTTCAATGACTTCAGGATTAGGTACTTCATCTAGATCAGACCAGATGATTACATCATCATCAGAACAATGCTCTTTGAGAACATCGATGATACTATCCTTGTAGAAAGTATCTCTCATAAAAGATTCTTTCTTTACATTATACTTTACACCTTGTTCCTGAAGTTGTTCAGATGTTGGTTCTTCAATCTTAGTGTAAATGATTTTATTTTTGAACTTCTTAAATCTATTATCAGTTTTCTTAAATACAAACCCTTTATCTTCACCAGAGAATGTCTTACCACCTTCACTGAATACGAAGTAATCAACATAAGGATCAAGAAGATTCATACGAATCTCCAACAGATCTAACTCATAACCAAATAGAAATACATCAAATACTTTCATCAGTCTTTTCCTCAATTTGTGTACAGATCCATTCGTATGTTTTACGAATACCCTCTTCAAGACTTTGAGAGTAATCCCATCCAAGCTTCTCACGAATGACATCATTGTTAGAGTTACGACCACGAACACCTGTAGGTGCATCAAGTTTGTATAGTTTACGTACTACCTTACCAGAAACCTTAGCAGCAGTCTCTACAAGTTGATTGATAGTAACCATCTCCTCAGAACCAATATTAACTGGTCCCATGAAGTCTGAATCCATCAGTCTTCTAGTTGCTTCAATGCATTCGTCAATGTACAAGAAGGAACGAGTTTGTAAGCCATCTCCCCACACCTCGATGCCTCCACCGACCTCCGGGAGGTAAGCAACTTTACGGCTGATTGCAGCTGGTGCCTTCTCTCTTCCACCGTCCCAGGTTCCTTCAGGTCCGAAGATATTGTGATACCTAGCAACCCGAACAGGGATCCCATGGTTACGATTGTAAGCAAAGTAGAGACGCTCAGAGAATAGTTTCTCCCATCCATATTCTGAGTCTGGTGCTGCTGGGTATGCTGATTCTTCACGACAGTCAGGATTATCAGGGTCTAGTTGGTTATGCTCTGGGTACATACATGCAGAACCAGAGTAGAAGATCTTAGTCTTGTTTACATCCTTATCCAGATTAAGAAGATGTTGCTCTTCGAGTACATTCAGATTGATAGACACTGAGTTGTGCATGATGTCTGCATCGTTCTCACCAGTGAATACAAATCCAGCACCACCCATATCAGCAGCAAACTGATAGATCTCATCAAAGGGTGACAGAAACTTGTCAACAATCTGTGCATAGAAGCCACCATTGACACCCGTGGTACGAATACAACGACGAACAAAACTTCTATCCCTCAAGTCACCTTGAACGAATTCATTTGCTTCAGTGTCAGAATACTCTGGTCTCTTTAGGTCAACACCACGAACCCAGTAACCTTCTGATCGTAGTCTCTTCACCATATGACTACCAATAAACCCACCTGCACCTAGTACCAGTGCAGTTTTCTTAAATTCAGACATACATTTAATTTGTTACTTACTATTTATTTTACCCAAAAATTGTTCTGAAGTCAATATGCTTTACACATCATTTCGACACCAGTATCAATCATAAGGTTTGGAACATGACCATAGGATGAAAGTTTGTCTACATTCATTGTAAAGTTTTTGATCTGTAGATACTTCTGATCCTCAGGCATCTCTGTACTAATCAACTCACTATTACTTCCAACACAGTCCTTTGCAAACTCGATGACTTCTCTGAACGAACGAGATACACCAGTACCAATATTATAGATGTTATTGGTATCAGACTCATCCATCAGAAGTTTCATTGCACTACACACATCTTCGACATGCATATAGTCTTTTACGTAGTTACCTCCGTCATACAATACGATATAGTCATCATTCTTCAAACGACGGATCATATAACCTAGAACATTCTTACCTTGTGATACTGTTGGGTCAATACCAAAGACATTACCAATCCTAAAGATACGATACTTGATACCAAAGGTCTCACAATAAGACATCAGAAGTTGTTCTGCACATCTTTTAGTAATAGAATAGAACCCAGTTGGATTACAACAGTCAGTCTCTTTGGCATCTAGAATATCATTACCATAGACAAATCCTGAACTTACAAAGTTGATTACAGTATCAGTTCTCTTACAATGTGATAAGAATTCAGTAAAGATTTTTAGATTGACATCAATATCAACCTGTAGATCTTGAAATACATTCTGATTAGTTGTTGTACTGATAAAATACAATACATTCTTGGTATCAAAATGTCTTTGACCACGAGGAATGATTACATTACCAGGGTACATTCGTTCATATGTTGAACCGATGTAACCTGTACCTCCAAATAAAGAAAGGTCAGTCATACTTTTCACACTCACTCATAGTCTTACCTAATTTATCTTTGTCTGAAAGGATTGGTGTTGTAGTTGGCCATTGAATACCAAGGTCTTTATCATTCCATATAAGAGTTCTATCGTACTCTTTGTAATAATACTCAGTAGTTTTATATGTAATGTGACAGTTGTCTAACATACAGTAAAACCCATGTGCAAACCCAGGAGGAACCCATAACATGACTTCTGGTGAGTACAGATCAATTGAATACGACTCACCAAAGGTCTCTGAGGACTCTCTCAAGTCTACTATGACATCCAGAATCCGTCCAGACATACACCGAACAAGTTTACCTTGTGGTTTCTCTACCTGATAATGCAGTCCTCTGAGGACATTTACTGAAGAGTTAGAGTGATTGTCTTGAACAAACTCAACATCTAACCCAATCTCTTTGAATGATTTAGAGTTGTAAGACTCTAGAAAGAATCCTCTATTATCTTTATACTTATCTGCATGAATAACAAATGCATCTTTGAGGGGGGTATCAGTTCTGTTCATAATAATATTTGATAGTTTTTAAGAGACCTTCATTGATATCGACACTAGTAGTCCAAGGTGTTTCTGTTGTAATCTTATCATTGGATGTCGAATATCTTTGATCATGTCCTGGTCTATCTTTGATAAAATTAATAATCGGTTCTTTATTCATCAGTCCAGCAATACGATGAACAAGTTCAATGTTCTTTAGTTCACACTCACCACCAACATTATAACTTTGACCCACTCTACCCCTTTTAGAAACTTCTACAAGGGCCTTACAATGATCCTCAACATAGATCCAGTCACGAATTTGTAATCCACTACCGTACACATCAACTGGACTATCACTCATAAGACTTAAGATAGTTTTGGGTACCATCTTCTCACGATGTTGTCGTGGACCATAGTTATTAGAACAGTTTGTAATAATAGTTGGTAAACCGTATGTGGTGTGGTATGCATTTACAAAATGATCACTTGCTGCCTTAGATGCAGAGTATGGATTCCTTGGTCGGTATCTAGATATCTCATTGAAGGAGCCATATGCGATAGAACCAAACACCTCATCAGTAGAGATATGAATAAATTTACGTACTTCTTGTTCTAATGCACACTGAAGAAGATTGACAGTACCTGTAATATTAGAATTAATAAAGGGTTTACAATCTTTAATTGAATTATCTACATGACTCTCTGCTGCAAGATGGAAGACCTTTGTAATACTTTCATTTTTAAATACATGTCTTACTGATTCCTCATCAGCAATATCAGTTCGATAAAACTTTACATAATCTGGAAGGTTAGTTTCAGCTGCGGCATACGAAAGTTTATCTACACATATAACTTCCTCACCAAACTGTTCAAGATAGTGGAGAAGATTGCTTCCAATGAATCCTGCTCCACCTGTTACTAGAATACTCATGATTTTTCATACTTGTTAAGAATTTCTGGTGAGTATTGGTCAAATACTTCTCCCGGTACTAATTCTGTTCTTTTTGCATTCTCCATAGTATAAACTCTATTCCTGAGTTCAGTCGAAGAATACTTATGTCGTCTTAAATGATAATGCAATTCAATATTATTATCGATACAATATTGTTTTCCCGTGAAGTCTCTATCTTTATACTCTTCACTTAAGAATCTAATATCAAGTGTTTGAGTTTTGATAAGATTGATAAGATCATCCTCGGTTTCATACACCAAGATCTCATCAACATACTTACAACCTTGGAGTTGTACATACCTCTCGTACACACTCTGAGTAGGTTTGTTTTTGATACCAGGTCTATCAATAGTAGGATCAACTTGAAGAGCAACTACAAGATAATCACATAGTTCTTTTTCCATCTTCAACATTGTCACATGTCCTGCATGAAACAAGTCAAAGGAACTACAGTTAAAACCAATCTTCATACTAATAATTACAATATCCCTCTATGTATTGTATTAAAAAAGGAGGCCTTTGTCAAGACCTCCTAGTATAGGGTTCATGCCGCGCCACTTGCTCTTTAGAGAAGCAAGAAACTCATATCAGAGTTTACCTTTAGACAATTTTTCAATATTAAGACTAGGAGACTGTTTTAGAATACTAATCAAAAGGTCTACTTTGGCCTCTAAATCACCACTAACCGGAGCAGGAGCAGTTACGGCAGGGGCGGAACTCTTTTTTTGAACTTCTT